CTGATTTTGTGGCTGACTGATCTTTTGAATCAGCTTTCGTATCGTTTCTTGGATATGCCGAGGGATTTGACGTTCACGTTCCAGTTTGAGAACACCTCGCTGGAGGAGTCGAATGCGAAGCGTCGTCAGGAGCAGTTGCAGTCAGGGCAGATGACGATTAATGAGGCTCGTGCCGAGTTGGGTTTGCCGCTGTTTACGTTTCCTGAAGCGGATATGCCGTTTGTTCTTTCGACTCTTGTGCCGGCTGGGGATGTGCAGGAGATTCTTGCTGATGAGGGCGTGAATCCTGAGACTGATCCGCAGAATAAGCCTGTGGATGAGCCTGAGAGGGAGCCTGTTCAACCGAAGTTGAAGCCGGTGTCTATTGGGCAGTCCGTTTCGGTGAATCCGATTGATATTGAGCTGGCTGCGTTCGCTAAGTGGACGAAGGGTACTCGTAAGCGCGAGTTTGTGTTTGAGTTTATTGATAGCGCTAAGGGTGTTTCGTTGAACGCGTTGGCGAAGCATGATCCTGCTGCGGCGCGTGAGTTGGCTTCAGTGTTTAAGTCGGATAAGCCGATGAAGACTGAGAATGGGATGAGGTTCCCTGCCGAGGCTTTTGCGTATGTTCCTGACCCTTCTAAGCCTTCTACATGGAAGTTGCGGTTGTGGGAGACGCCGACGTCGGGGCCGACCGCTGCTCAGACTGGCAGGGCGGCTGCTGCTTTTAGTTCGGGTGGGTTCCGTGGGAATCGGGTGCAGATTCCGGTTGAGGATTTGCAGCAGGTGAAGGCTGATATTCGTGCTGCTTGGCATAAGACGCATGATGAGACTCAAGATGATTTGCCTGAGCATTTGAAGTCGGCTGATGCTGACACGTTCACTCCGCCTGCTGGGGTTCGTTCCGCTGCGAAGCGTGCCCTTGAGTGGATCGCTGACGGCAAGGCTGGGGATGGGTTCACTGATGTCGGTCGTAAGCGTGCTTCTGATTTGGCTGCTGGTCGTAGCGTTTCGTTGGAGACAGTGAATCGGATGCGGTCATTCTTCGCCCGTCACACGCCTGACAAGAAGGCTGAGGGTTTCAACTCTGGTGAGGATGGTTTCCCGTCTCCTGGTCGTGTGGCGTGGGATGCGTGGGGTGGGGATTCTGGGAAGTCGTGGGTGGATTCTCTCAGCACTGATAAGTCCGTGAAGGCGAGTGATGCCCGGGGGCGAGAAGTTACCCCAGGGGACACTGGGGGCCAGGCAGCAGGAGGACTTGATCCGCAAGACGGAGATAGTGCTTATGGCTTTGCTTGGGTTCGGGGACATTGAGGCGTTAGCGAAAAAGTTCCTGAATGACCGCCCGATTGATGTTGTCGGCTGGTTGAACGCGAACAATGTACGAATCGTACAGCCGAGTGCTTTGCAAGCGTTGAATGATCTTCACGCTGAGTCGTATTGGTTTGGTCAGGCGACTGGTTCAGCGAAGGTAACTGGCGACCCGGTTGACTGGCAGGGTTGGAAGCCTGGGGATGCTGCGGTAGCGGCTGCGCTTGTTATGAATAGTGCAGGTTTCCAGAACTATGTGAGTGGTAATTCTGATCTGCTTGATGGGTTGAATAACACTCAGATTGATCGTCTTGCTGTGGTTCTTGCTGCTTTAGCAATTACGGCTACGCAGGAGGAAGCTGTCGCGGCGATTAACAGTCATGTTCAGCAGACGCAGGATTCTTGGGCGACGACGGTTGCTTCTACTGAGTCTCGCAGCGCTGCGATGGCTGGAACTCTTGATGCGTTCTCAGATCAAGGTGTCGAGTATGTGGATTGGGTTACGTCGTCTGGCGATCCGTGCACGTTTTGTATCGACATGGAGGCTGGTAGTCCGTATGCGTTGACGGATATTGATGAGCCGCCTGCTCACCCGAACTGCATGTGCGACATTGTGCCTTCAGTTGGGAAAAGTGTGAATGCAACGTTGACGAAAGCTGGCCGTGACGCTGTTGATGCTGCACTTGCCGAGTTGGACAAGATTCCGATGGTTGACGATATTCATATTGATGTTCCGTGGCCGATTGTTGCTCGACCGAAACTTGATCCCGAGGTTTGGACTGATTCCGAAATACAGGCTGTGACGATCAAGGAGTTGTTCGCTTCGCAAAAGTTTTTGAAGAAGGAGCAGGTTGCTTACTACATTGCGAATCCTGGCTCTGTTGAGAGAGGTCGCCGCGCCCTCGCAAATGTGTATGCTATAGACAACCGTAACGTGATTATTGACGGGCATCACAGGCTTGCGGCTTGGTGGCTGCTTGGCGCGGAAGTGGCGAACGTTTGGTTCTTGGAGGAATAGTGGCTGTCAACTACGGTCAGGTGAATGTCGGTACGACGGCTACGTTGATTTACACTCACCAGAAATACACGACGTCACCGGTGTTGATCACGAACGCTGACGGGACAAACCCGCTGTACCTGGGCGGTGACGCGAACGTCACGACCTCGAACTGGGGCCACTACATTGCGAAGTCGTTCGGTGAGCAGTCGTTCTCGATGAATTACGGCGATCAGTTGTGGGGCGTTGCTGCCGGCACTGTCGCTGTTCACTGGATTGTGACGGGAGCATAACGATGGCTGTTGACACGAGCGTGTTTGCACGCATCATCAAGCAGGAGAAGCAGGCTGACGGTACTTTGCTTGTCACTGGCGTTGCCACTGACGACACTCTGGATATTGACGAGCAGATTTGCGACCCGCAATGGCTTGACCGGGCCATGCCGGCATGGTTCAAGTACGGCAACATTCGTGAGCAGCATTCCAATATCGCTGCCGGTGTTGCGACGAAGCTTGAGGTTGACGGCAACCGACATATCGTTACTGCCTCTGTTGTTGACCCGAACTCGATCAAGAAGGTTGAGTCTGGGGTGTTGAAGGGTTTCAGTATCGGTATCCGTAACCCGCGTATTTCGACCGATAAGTCTGCTCCTGGTGGTCGGATTGTTGATGGGGAGATTGTTGAAGTTTCCCTCGTGGATCGCCCAGCGAACCCGAGTTGCATGTTGGAATTGGCGAAGTCAGTCGGCGGCGAGATGCAGCAGACGGAGACACTGATTGAGAAGGAAGCTGTCATGGAACGCTGCTCGAAGTGCATGAAGGCGTATAAGGCTGATGACCTTGACCCGCACAAGATGTGTATGGATTGTGCCGCTGAGAAGGCTGCTCAAATGGAGGAATCCAGCGAGGAGTCAAGCGAGGAGTCAAGCGAGGAGTCGAGCGAGGAATCTTCCGTCGCTAAGGCTGCTGAGGAGTCTTCGCAGGAGCTTGGTGAGGAATCGTCCCAAGTGTTCGGTGAGGAGTCATCTCGCCCGAATGGTGTCGCTGGTGTCGCTGGCTTGGCTGCGGAAACTGGTGAGGCTTCCGCTACTGAGGAGTCCAGTGCTCCTGCTGCTGAGTCTTCCGAGGAATCCAGCGAGGAGTCAGAGTTGGCTCCGAAGGCCGCCGATCCGATCCTGGAGCGTTTGGATCGTATTGAAGCGATGCTTTCTAAAATGGTTTCGGGCAAGGCCGATGATTCGACAGAGGATGTCGCTAAGAGCGTCAAGGCTATTGACGAGCGACTGTCACAGGTTGAGAAGTCTGCAAGCCGCGCACCGATGAGGACCGTTGTTAAGGCGGCTCCTACGACCTCTGAGGTCGATATCAAGGCGGCGAAGGCCGCTGACTACCGCGCAAAGGCGGCTGCAACGAGCGATCCCGAGCTTGCTAAGGGTTACTTGCTGCTCGCTGCTGAAGCAGAATCCAAGTAATTCAACCTCCCTCATTTAAGGAATCATCATGGCTCAACTCCCTCCCGCTGGAGAGATGTTCGGCACTGCTGACCCGCGTGATCTTGCTGCAAAGCAGGAGGGCTTCAACGAGGCAATCGTGAAGTCCGTGAACGCTGGCGCACGTGGCGAGTTCGCTCCCGCAATCAACCTTCCTGGCATGGTCCAGGGTCCCGCTGCTGCTATGGCAGAGCTGGAGAAGGCTGCCGCTAACCCGGCACTGGCTAAGGCGATTGGCGCTGACGTTCTTTCGTCGCTCCAGGCCCAGGTTCAGGCTTCACGCGAGATCGTCAAGGACATCACCATTGGTGATGGCGTTACCACCGGCTCCCCGATTGGGACTGGCCTGGTGCCGTTTGACCTTGAGGCTCCTGCGAAGTACCTGGCTCCTCGCCCGACTCCGCTGCGCAACAAGATTCCGCGTGAAAAGGGACAGGGCACTGCCCGTCGCTTCAAGCGGATCACGGGTATCACTGGTTCGGGCACTGGTGGCGTGGGTGTGTTCCACCCAGGCATCAGCGAAACCACGCAGAACAACTTCGCCCCGTCGGGTGCGTCGAATGCTCTGTACCTGAACCGTGGCGCGAAGATCACCTACGCTGGTGACGACAAGATCGTTCCGTACTTCGAGTTCGGTCTGTCTGACAGCGTTTCGTTCGCGGCACAGTACGCGGGTCAGGGTTTCCAAGACGTTCGCGCCCTGTCTGCTCAGTCGCTGCTCTACTCATCCATGCTGCTTGAGGAGCGTATGCTGCTCATGGGCCGTGGAACTAACTCCGCGTTCTCTGGCGCTCTGTCTGTTCCGACCGCGACCATTGCGAACGCTTCACCGAACACTGGTGAGTCGCCCGTCACTGGTTACACCACGAACATCTGGGTCAAGGTCACTGCTGACGCAGGCGATTTCGGAGAGTCGGCTTCTTCAGCGATCGCTTCCGTTGCTGCTTCCGCAGGCACCGTCGCAGTTGTGACCATCTCCTCCGCTATCACCGGTGCCCTGGGCTACCGCGTGTACGTGGGAACTGGCGCTTCCGCACCTGCTGACTCTGCTCTGTTCTACGCAGGCCGCACTGGTTCACTATCGTTCCGCATCACCGGCGCTCTGCCGACTAGCGGTACCACTGTGGCTCACGCAGTCAGCACCGACACCTCTGCTTACGCAAATGGCTACGACGGCATCATGCCGTACGTGACTGGCGCAAACAGCGGTTACAACAAGGTTCTGAACAGCACCTTCAATGGCACCAGCCCCGGCTCGGAGTTCCAGGCAGCATTCGCCAGCCTGTACACCTCGGTCAAGGCTGACCCGGATGAGATCCTGTTCAACGGCACTGACCGTAAGAACCTGTCGGAGTTGCTGAAGAACTCCTCCAGCACGAACTACCGTTTGACCTTGCAGCAGGACGAGATTGGCAACGCTGTTGTCGGTAGCGTCATCACTGCCATCCAGAACGAAGTTACCGGCAAGGTTGTGCCGATGACCGTTCACCCATGGATGCCGCAGGGCAACACGGCGATCCTGTCCTACACGCTGCCGATTCCTGATTCACAGGTCAGCAACGTGTGGTCCGTGGTCAACGTGCAGGACTACATGGGCATTAACTGGCCAGTCATTGACTTCCAGTACCAGATGTCCTCCTACTGGCAGGGCACCTTCGTGTGCTACGCCCCCGCGTGGAACGGCTCCATCACTGGAATCGCTGCTTCCTAGCACCTGAATGTCTGTGAGGGGGATAAGAGTCCCGTCCCTCAAGTCCCCCTCACAGGCTCTTTCCTAGATTGGACGGAACATGAAAAGGATGGTTGCACCGAACGATACGGTTCGCTCTGTTGAGATTCAGGGCGCTCGTACTGGTGTGAGTAAGACGTATAACTGGTCGAAGGATGGCACGGTTCATGTGTCGTCGGAAGCGCATATCAAGGCGTTGAAAGAGGCTGGTTTTACTGAGGCCGGGGTTGGGGGAGCGACGGCGAAAGGCGGCTACATCTGTAATGATTGTGGCTTCCATATGTGGTTTAAGACTTGTTCTCGCTGCGGCGGGGAAGGTGTGAGAAATGGCTAATGCGGTCACGACGATCTCACCCTTGTTTTCAACGCCGTACATCACGATTGCTGAATATAAGCAAGCTCCGACAGCGGTTGATGTTGACGACCTTGTTGGTGGTGGTACGCAGGCGATTAACGATCAAGAATTGTCGAATGTTGTGGCTCGCGCTTCATCGTGGATTGATTCGTATTGTGGGCAGGTGCTTGCCGCTACAACGGACACAGAGGCTTCTAGGTCGCGTATAAACCGTCAAGGCATGTTGACTATCCATCCACGTTTCTCACCTATCACGGAGGTCGTGAGCCTGTCCTACGGGCCTCTACCGTCACTGATGGCGTCAGTAGACGTTTCAACCTTGTGGATTGAGTCGCAGAGCATTGTTTTCCCGATCCAGGGTTTCTCGCAGGCGTTCAGCGGCCCGATCCAGTTCGCAGGAAACTATTCCACGACGCAGGAGCAGTTCGTTCAGGTGACGTACGTGAATGGGTACGCGAATACGCTGCTATCGGCATCGGTCGCAGCTTCTGTTACTTCGCTGCCTGTTCTTGACTTGGCTGGGTTCGTGCCGAATGCACAGTTTGAGATTTACGACGGGTCGAACACTGAACTTTTGACTGTTTCCAGTTCGTTCGTTCCAACATCTGGCCCAGGGAATCTGACGCTGAAAAGCGCGACTGCGTATTCGCACGCGAAAAGCATTAGTGTTTCCGCTTTGCCACCGGCAGTGAAGCAAGCCGCTATTAACGTTACTTCAGCAATTTTGAAGTCTCGCGGGAATGCTGCTCTTGTCATGAACTCGTTAACGCCTTCGCATATTCAGACGCAAAGCCCAGCTTCCTACATTGATCTTCAAGCGGCGTGGGAGATTCTGAAACCGTATAGGCGTGTTCGATGAGTCGCGCCACTATTCGTGCGGCTGTGTATTCGTTCTTTCAACCGCCGGCAGTGTCAGGGCTGAACACGTTATACACGTCGTTTCCGAAGCGTATTCCTGGGTCGGATTTTCGGGCCGGTCAGACTGTTGGAACAAAGTCAGGCTGCGTCGGTGTTATTAACATTATGCGTTCGCGTGAGGAACGTATTGCTATTGGCGGGGCGACCTCAGGTAAAAAGTGGGTGCATTACACGGTCGAGTTGCAACTGTTTTGCCATTCGGTTGAGACTCATGCTGAAACTGCGATGGACTTTTTTGACAGTGTTGTCGATAACGTGAAAACGAAACTTCGATCGGATCGTTGGTTGAATGATTACCCAGCTGTTTTTGAGGCGGGTGAGCGTGAACTTTCGGGGGTTTACGGAGAGCCAAGATTGTTGAATGATGGTTCTTCGGAGATTTGGGGCGCTATCCGTTTTGAGGTTTCCGAAGTCATTACAAGTTAGTTAGGATGAGCATTATGGCGAAGTTTGAATCTGTTGAGGCTAGGGTGTATCCGACGCTTGCGTTGACCCTTGATGCAGGTGCAGTGGTAGATTTGCCAGACGATACGGACGTGGCGGGACTTGTATTGCAATCAACTAATACGAGCAAGAAGGCCGCTCCTGTAGTTGCCGACCCAGCTCCAGTCACGGAAGGTGTCGCTGATGGCGCTCCCACGCAGTCGTAGTTATCTTGGCATTGCCAAGGAAACCCGCTACACCCCAGGAGCGTCGGCAACTCCTGTAGCGGCAACAGATTTCATCCCGTTCACCACAATCACCCCGTTCGACAACGTGAAGTACCTTGATGACAAGGGCATCCGTGGGTCGATGACGGAGGAGTACGGGGTCATTCAGGGAAACATCTACTCAGAGTTTGATCTGGGTGGCGACGTGTACCCGGACACGATCGGCTACATTTACTCCGGCGTTCTTGGCGACGTGACTGTTACCGGTTCTGCTGCCCCGTACAGCCACGCAATTTCGCTGTTGAACTCGCAGACCACGAACGGCCAGCCGACGACCTACACCCTGTCTGACTACTACAGCTTGGGTTCGTCGAGCACTCGCCAGTATTCAGGTGTGCAGTTCGCCAGCATTGACACGAAGTTCTCTGCTGATGCTCTGATGACGTACACCGCTAAGGGCATGGGATTCCAGTCTGTTACTGCCTCGAACCCTGCACCGTCGTTCTCGACTGTCACCCCGCAGGCCGCGTGGACTGGCACGACCACGTTGAACGCTTCTGTCACGGCGATCCTTCAGGATGGCAACGTGAACATTCAGCGCACCGTCACCCCGATCTTCACGATTGACGGCAACCAGTCTCCGTACCAATTATTCGCTGGGCCGGCAACGGTTTCGGGTGCG